TAAGGGAATAATAACTAAAAGAAGAGTTAACGTTCTAATAGAAATACAAAAGGGAGGGGAAAATAGAAACTACCATAGTATTAGGCACTATATGTCACACCATGGCAATTCTCATCGTAAAAGTTGTCGTCAATAGTGTTCCAGTCAAGGGGATCGATTTCGAGGTTCCGGTTTTTTGCAAGAGTGATCATGGTCTCCTTAAAGTCATCGAAGTAAGTTGGCCCATGTCCGTGAGCCTTAAGTAAGGCGGCACGGATATTTTCCTCTGTAGCGGCTTTTATATCAGGTGTTTTGCGAATCCAAGCAGGTATTTCATTGATCATAGTTTTATCAAGACCAGCGAGCCACCTACCGGGACGAGTTGGGTGTTTGGAAAAGTAATTCTTAAGAAAAGTAGCTTTAGTATAATCACAAAATAGTTCAGTTCCAGTTTTAGTAGCGTCAGTATATTTAATACCTATAAGAGAAAAATAATCAGAGATTGTAAGATTGTTGAAAAAGTCAGTAATTTCATCAGTTGTTGTCATAATAACGTCATCACCATAAACTACTATACCAACATGGTCAGTAAATGATTTAAGTGTATTGTATTCAGGCATTTGTTTAGTAAGAGCGAGCCATGCACGGCATAAGTAGCGTAGGTTAACGTAGCTATTAATGTCAACAGTTAGGGGATGTCCAGAGGGGCTACCACAAGCAACTTGGAATAAAAGATTATAAACCAAGTGGACAGAGCAAGCGGTGTCAAGGAGTAATCCAGTCCGTATCGAGTTATCAAGAGGTGTGTTATCAGGAAAATAATGGTCATACCAGCCGTTTACGAGACGACTAAATGCCACTACCGCGTCGGGGTCAAGAGTAGGTCCAAAGCTTGTATAATCACCACAAATAAAGTTTTGCCCTTTCGAGCGCAAGTATTGCATGAAATGTGTGGTGTCCATTCCATGTACATTCATTCCTACAGCGATATGGTTTTTAAGTCTGTGGGTTTGGAAAGCAGCAACAAAATCAAGAAAGTATCTTCTAACTTCTATCGTATACGTAAGTGGTGATCCGTTAATGAGACGGGCATCCTTACCAGGTTTTAACCTCTCGTCCTTAAGAAAGTCCGAAAATACTACAGGAGGTCGAAGGCCATCAAGACGTTGTTGGTGTTCCTCATTGTATAGTTTTATGAGTTCCGGGTCCATATAGGTTATTTGTCCAGTCGGGGAACGCTGAATAAGATCACTTTTTGAGGGTTTTCCTTTCAGGTTCCAAGGGTAACCAGCAGCAGTATTGAATTTGATGGGGTCCATGAATGGCACTCCAACAATCCCATTTAAAGCTGTGGTTACATCGCGTTTAGCCAAGGGAGCGCATACAGGTTTACTATTTACTATGATTTTGGTATGTAAGAAGTCGTCAATATATTTAGCAGTAGTACTTGTTTCAGGTATTGGAGCAAAAACGCATTGTTTGTTACAGCCTTTGGTAAGACTAGTAACGCACGCAGGTTTCTCTCCAGGTTCAGTCAATTTTACAGGATAGCGAGTAGTTGGTAAATCTTTATTCAGTAATGAAGGTATAATAGTTGTCTTTGTTGGGTAGCTAATACCATTCTCAATCGCTCCGATAGTTATAAACTCACCGGTTAAATTGATAACGGGCTCAGCTGATAAGTCCAAAGGTAGGTCCAATTTATCATGTGTCAATTTGAAAGGTAAAATGTCAGGTGAAATAGCGATAGAAAATCCAAGACTTCCACTAGAAGCGACATGCAATCCAAGGATTTTAGAATGCACGGGGTTCCAGAGAATGCTTGAACATGGGAAGTAGCCAGTTGGGTTTCGGTAGGAATATCCAATAACTTCTGTTGTCCCTAAACCTTGATAGTTCAGCTTAACAGAAGTACATTCAACGTTAGAGAGTGAGCAAATTAAAGGTTTATCAGCAAGTAAGAGGTCCAAATTTTCAAGAGAGGTTTTATCATGGTCATTATCGGTAGCGATTAAATTTTGTAAATTGTGGAATTCAGGTATGCGACTTGGGAAAATCACTGCCTGCATGTCAAGGTCTTCATCAGTAAGTAAATCTAAAATTTGTAATTGAGAGTGTTTAACAGTAGTAGAAAGTCCAGAGCGATGTACAGTATAAAGTCGTTCAGAATCCTCAGAAAGTCCAGTGCAAGATATCAAATATTGTTCAGGCCAGTGTGTAATAGCTTCCATTAAGCTTGAGTCTTCTTGATCCTTGGTATAGAATCTCGAATACCAAACATAAATAGCAGGTTTAGTTTTGTGTGTTAAGCGTAAAGGTCCAGAAAGCGGTTGAGCAGAGAAGAAAGTGTTACTTTTCTTTTGTACTAAATTGTGATAAGTTTGTGAGCCAATTTCAATATCAGTAAATACAGGTTTATCATTAGAGCAGCGTTTGAAAAAGTGTTTTGGCACTAAGGTATTTCTACCTTGGATACCAAGTCCATGTATTGAGAGAGCATTTCCAGTTTTAGAGTTTATAGATTCAATTTTAAAAATATTTTTCTTAATTTTAGGTGAAGGTTCTTGTTGGTTATTAGGTGCAGCGTTTAACTGGGCTTGGCGAGATGCAACACGTCTCTGAGCTCTCCTTTGATTTAAAGTCTTAGGATCGCCAGAGTGTGCTATATTTGGCCAGGCAGGATTTGATAAATCTACATCAGGGTTATTTTCTAATATTTTGGCTTCAAGCTCATTAAAAATTTCATTGATTTGTGCACGTCGTTTTACATCTTCAGGTATATCAGATTTGTAATTATTTAGCAAATAATGTCGCATTGATTGTTCGGTAAGCATATCTATACAAGCTGCATCCTTCTTAAGTTTCCTTTCACCATCAAAATAAGCAGTTGTAGCATCATCCATAGCCTTAACGATACGATTACGAACAACAACGAGAGTTATTACAGCAATAATTGGAGTTAAAAAGTCAGATATAATAGGAGAATTAGCAAAAGAAATAGCTGAGTCAATTATAGTATGTATATTATAAGCAGGTCTAGATTGTGTTAAATTTCTTATTTCTTCAGGTCCAGTAAGTTCTTCGACTCTTATACCCATCCTAGTTTCAACAACACGTATTAATTCTAGTTTGAGTACAAGCAGTCCTCTTTCGGTTAGAGCACATTCATCCCCACAAGAGCCAAAAGGTACATGTAGGGTCCTAAATTCATAATTATCAGTGTCAAGATTCATATTCCAGTTATGTCCCACATTTCTGTGTTGACAGCCAATCCGAGTCCAGTCAAGTATGGATTCCCAATCATCATGAAACTCCACATCGTGTAATGCAGGTAAATGAGTAGTGGGAAAAGCAAATTCAG